GCAAGTTTGAAAGTTGATCCGCCAGAATCAAAATCAAACACACCACCAAGTAGGTCTGTTTTAAAAGAGTCAGGTACTATATTAGCCATTTTTTATCTCCTTAGTATTTTGATGGTGATTCAGATTTAAGTGGTGTTCGAATGGCCCCATCTTGCCACTCGTCCCGGCGTCTTCTACCTTGTTGTTCGATAGAGTACGATTGTAAAGCTCTATTAAAAGATCCTTCGTAGTATTGTAACATATCTGCGGGACCTTTCAAGTATCCATATGCTTCTACCAGAGAAGCGTACAAAAGTAAATCCTGATATTTATTTGACACATATGTGCCTTGAGTGCTTCCAGGAGAAGCTGTAATTGAATCTGGTTGTTTTGTATATGCTAGTGTTATTAAATAAGTGCTATCAGGGGTAGGTGCTACAACCCAATAATTAGCGTCCCAATTACCATAATATTTAGGTAATCCTGATTGAGTTCCCGGTGTATCATAATATTCTGCCATAAAAGAGGTATCTCTTTTTTCTAAAAATACTTGATTACCAGATGAATCAGTGAGTTGAGCATATCTTATAAATCTTAAATCTGATGGAATTGTGACATATCTATTTCCAGCTTGTAGATTTGATGTTGCGTAAAATCTGTTATCATCAGAATCTGAATCCCTGTAAATTCTATTTTCAGCATTTTTAATTATTGTAGTTAATATTGTATTTGACAATACAGAGCTATCTACCTCTGTGTAGTTTCGAATATCGTCTTGTAAATTTGTTAAAGTGTATGCCATATTACGGTGTTAGTGTTACAGGTCCTGCTGTAACAAAAGTTCCTCCAAATCTTCCCGATACAGTTGGTGTACTTCCTAAATCGAAAGTATAATTATCTGAATCTGTAACTGTTATACTAAATCCTGAAGAATTTTCAAACACTGAATAAGCTAGTCCTCCCGGACTTCCATCTACATTTCTAAAAACAACAGTATCCCCTGTAGTTCTACCATGACTTGGTTCAAAAACATTGATTGTAGAACTTCCAGATGTAATAATAAAAGGATTAGATTGTAATAAAGGGTCCGTTTGAGGTTCTGTTCTATCTGGTCTTATAATTCTTAAACCTTGTGGATCAGCTGTGTGTGGTTTTGGTTCTAACTGTGGTTGCTTTGGTTCAAATTCTGAAATATGTACTCTTGATCCATTCCATTCTTTAACCATTTCTTTGTATGGAAATTCCATACCAGAACGGTCTGAAATAAATTTTGCATATTTTCCTGAAGCATTATTAGACACTTGGGTAATACACCTTCGGACTTATGTACGAGCTGCTAGAAGAGCCGTCTTCTTGTAGCGCTCTTTGAAGTTCATCTTCATATAACATTTTTAACATTTGAACTCTATCCGGTGCAAATTTAACAGCTAGGTAATATGCTAGACCTGCAATCATACAAGGTACAAATCTATAAGGTACATCTGCATCATTAGTATATGCACCTGCATCTTGTATTCTACTTACATAATAATAGTTGATAAAGTTTCCAGCTTCAGTTGAACCTGGTGTTAAATATAAAGTGATTGTAACTTTGTCTATAAACCTCTGTACAAAGTATTGTGTTGGTTGTCCTTCATTTGTTTTTCCAGACAATGCTTGATAATCACTTCTTGAAATTTTTGATAAAGAAGTATCTACGTTTGAAGCATTTCTATAAGTTGCTTCTAAAATATCATCTACACCGTAAACTGCTGTAGCATCAGACGTACCATCAGAAGTTGATCTATACATTGTATAGGTAGCTTGACCATCAACTAAAGTTAAAGAATTATTTTTTATTTCCCAATAGTGTAATCCTCTATTGGCCCATTCTTGGAACATTATATTTAAAGAACGTCTAGCACCTTTTAATTGGTAACCAGATACACCTTGTATCCCAATTCTTTCGTAAGCTTCTTCTACTATATCAGATATAGAAAAACCTTTTTCGAACGTTGTTGTTCCAGAAGTAGTATTAGCCATTTAGCCTCCTACTTGTCTATTAATAATGTTGCGCCTGCAATATTTGTAATAGTAGATACTGTCATTCCGCCTTCAAATAAAATTCCATCTTCTGGAATATTAAATGCAAATACATCACCTGTTGGACAGTCTCCTTGAAATTGTGTTGCTGAATTACCGTCTTGTAAAATAATTGTTCCTGCACCGCCACCATCAGAAGCAAGAATTAATCCTCTTAATCTTGTTCTTCCTGCAAATACAGAACCTGTTCCAGTAACTCTTACTGCTTTTACATCTGATTTCATAGATATATCTCCTTATTAATCTTAAGATTTCAAAATTTATATATCAATTTATAGAAAAGTGCAAGAAATCCCTAAGAAGAAATATAGATTTCAACGATGTATTAGTCCTTAATTAACCAGCGTAAAGATGAATTTCACCATCTAACGGATTGGTTCGGACTTGCTCTTCCTGTTGCTTAATGATTGATCGAATAACTGTTTTGATCTCATCACCAAGAACAGACATTTCAGGTGTTATCTGTCCTCTATTTTCAAGAAACAACTCATTCCATCTAGACTCGAGTTTCAGTTTCTTCGCGAACAGTACCATGTTGTCCTGAGCCATTTGTAACCTCCTCATAGGTTATATAAAAATCACTTATAGTACTAGTGTACTGCAGATCATTTTGTTCCCATTGTATATCAGATTTTCCTATAAAGTCAATGATTGGTTTACTAAGCTCATCAGTGTTATTTATCTCTTTATCACTTTCAATTTCAAACTTTGTTTGAAGATGTTTTGTAAAAATTTTAACTAAGTATTTCTTTTTCATTTATCCTTTCTATCAAAAAAGAAAGGGCCCGTAAAGGGCCCTCTCAAAATTAATACTATTAAGTATTAAGCACCTGGTGATCCGAAGATACCTCTAGGGTCAGAGAAACCAAAAGAGTATCTCTCTCTAGCTTTGTATCTTACGTTTCCTGTATCGAAGTCGCCTTCCATAGCAGTTTTGATTGGTGATCTAACAAACATTTTCATACCATTTGGCACGTCAGTTTTGATAAAGAACGCATCTGTATCTGTTAGGAAGTTGTTAACCACATAACCTTGTGGAATCATTCCCATAGACGCAATTGCGTTGATATCATTGTTAGGTGAACCAACTTTACCAGCAGACTTCATCAGTCTTTCAGCTGTGAATTGTAACTCAGAAGGGATGATCATTTTCATTCCTCTAGCTGCAATTTTTAAGCCTCTTTCATCAGTGAAAGCAGCAATGTCAATTAAAGACTGCTCTAATGATGTCTCGTTTAAGTCAGCAGGTGTTGCTAACTCATTTGAGAAAGTACCAGCAATTGTTGGGTGGTCAGTAGCACAAAGCTCCTTACCATCACCACCAGCAAAACTTGAATTGAACGCGTTGTTCAATACGTTAGCTGCTTTTACTTGTTTGGTATTCGCCATAGATCTTGCTAATGCTTTTGTATATCTAGACGCTAATCTGTCATACAAGTTATCTTCAATCGCTTCTTCAGTGATTGAGAATGCAAGAGCAATAGTCTCGTGCGTATATCTGCTTGTGAAAGTTTCTTGTGCATTATCAAACGCTACTCCAGATCCTTCTGGTTTAGTTTGAGCTTGCGCGAAACCAGATAACATTACTTCTTCTTCAAAAGCTCTGTCACTGTTTTCTGTATCGAAAATTTCAGCATGCTGATTTTCATACCTGTTATATTCCAGACCGAATAAAGCATTCAAACCTGGCTCTAGTTCTTTAACTAGTTGTCCTCTTGATATCGCCATAATTTATTCTCCTTATATTCCGGCTGTTTGTGTTAAAAAGTGCTCCGCAATAGTAACGATTACATTCGCATTAGCTGCGCCTAATTCGTTATTATCAGGGTCTTTTGAAACACCGATTATTTTTAGTTGAGCTGCAGTTGCTGCCATTGTTCCTGATATTTCAACTTTTGAAATATAGTTAGGCGTTGCACCTGCTGCATACACGATGTCAGCACAGTTACCAATGTTTGTTTGGGCTACTGTACCAGCACTTTGTATTTCAAACCTTTCATAAGGGTCATCAGCTACGAATCCAACAATGTCTGTTGCAGTGTTAGAAGCTTCTAGGTGATTAGCCCATGTAGGTTTGCTTGTAGAAGCGTCAGTATAGAATACACCGTTAAGTGAACCTAATAAAACGTCTCCCGCTGCCGCTACACCAATAGTTCCAGTTGCTAACATTTCAACTGGGTCCCATTGATAAATAGCTGTCGCAGAAGCTGCAATACTATATTCACTTAAACCTTGGTTGTCTCTATTCTGACCAACTTTACCTGTTGCTTTCAAACCGAAAGCGGCATCTTTATTAGCCATATTATTTACTCCTTAGTTTAGTTTATATTTAGTATCGCGGTAGTTGGTATCGCTAAAAAATTACTTTTTAGTACCACCAAAAGTTACGCGACTCTGTCGATCACTATCGATCGGCATACTTGGGTGCTGTTCCTTCATGAGATCGTTATTTACTGCTTGTTCTCTATCTTGAGTCTGCTTATTAAAATAAGCTTCTCTAGATTTAGCGAGCTCTTCCGGTATCCTTGCCAGCACAAGGCCGCCAACTCCAATCACTCCTGCGTATTTACCTTCTTTAACAGTTGCATAAGATTGATCTGGATATTCATCTCCTCTTACGAGTTCCCATCCGGATCTAAGTTTACCTGACATGTTCTTTGTATCGTCCATGCCTAAAACTTCTGTTCTTATCCATCTGTGTCTGAAACCATCAGGCGCAGGTGGTGCATCTAAAGATGACGGGGGAGTCCAGGTTGTAGGTCTCTTATCAGAAACCCTTGACTGACTCGCACGAGGGGTCTTGTTTAGTTTATTGTCTTCCATATGCTTAAACCTCCTTCATGTGTTTTTTTTGTTTTGCATAATCTTCTAATGACACTCCTAATTTTTTGGCGATAGCAACTTCAGAAGGGGTGAGACTGATAGTTTTGCGAC